AAAAACTAAATCCATATTCTCTATTTTCAGTTTTTATTATATCTGAATGTTTAAGATTAAACATATATGGATAGGATATTTCGTATATATTATCTGCAATTTTTTTATCTTTAATTCCTAATGTTTGTATAATAAAAAATGCATCAAAATTAGATAGATATTCCATCAGTTGATCGAATTCTGATCTATGATTGCTCTGCTCACCAGTATAAACATCAGTATTAGATAACAAAAAATTTTTAATTCCATAATTTTGTTTAAAATATTGTACACGAGTTTTTATATCTTTAGGGGGCAAACTGGATATTCCTAAATTCATAGAAGTATCTAAATCACAATTAAATGCTTTTAATATTTTTGCATCATGCCCAAATACAATTTGGGATTCTTTAAAATTTTCTTCTGTAAAAGTTTTGTTATCTAACATCAAATTATTCTAATTACTATTACACCATATTGGTCCATTGCAACATTTTTACATCCTATTCTATCTATAACTTCATATACTAAGTTTATCATTCGTTGAGAATTCCCACAAATAATTGTTAATGGAATATTCTCTTGATTCATAAGTATAAAATTTTCTACTAAAATGTCAACCTCATGATGCCTTTTACCATGTAAATCTAATTTCATTTTAGAAAATCCTCACTTGTTAAAAGATCAAAATTATGTTGTAATCTTTTACTATGTAATTTATGTTTTTCTAATAAATCTACATCTAACAACCTGTCTATTTCTTTAACTAGTAAATCTAATCTTTTTTCATAATCTTCTTCTAAATCATAGGAATGATCTATTATATCATCAAATACATCAATGCCTAAATCTTTTAAAGTTTTTATGGCAAAGGGTCTATTGAATGTTACAAAAAATTGTTTTGCATAAATTGGCTTCCAGGTTTTTTCAGTAAAAAAGTCTACGTTATCTGGAGACGTTTCAGTGATTACATTTAAGGCACAATCAGTATATGCTGAATGATTAATGCTGTGATCACACCCCCTGTCATAACCATTATCATTTGGGAAATTATTAAATCCGGTTTCACCATATTGATCTAAAAATTTTTTTACAATAGATCTATCTAAATCTGAATTACATAACTTTAAGTATTTGGTATCTTCCTCTTTATCTGTAATACCCCTATTTGTAGGATATATACTATATAACATTTTATTAAAATTTTTAGTTACTTTCAATGAATAAAAAAGATCGACTCGTGATTTTCTTGGTACACCATTAAGGCAACTAGCAAGATGTTTTCTTTCTTTATCAAAGGTTTCATGTGCACCTTTCTTGTATTGCCAAATAAAAGGATTGTGATATTCTCTGTCCACATTCCAATTTCTAACAATTTCGTATGTATGATTAAAAGGGTCATAAGAAAAATCAAAGATCACACACTCTTTGTTTTCAGATTTTATCATTGGTTCAAGTTTTGTTTTAAACATAGTAAAACCATTATCTTTTTCTAAAGGATATATACTCATATTGATATACAAGTATTCTTTACTGTCGTCCAGTAAATGAGATATATTTTTTATTCTGGTATATACAGGAAATGCATCAGATTCTTTTTCTAAAATAGAAGTGACCTGATCTACTCTATAACGATGTCTTCCATTCCCGCAGTTCTCAGTCTTGTAATGTGTCCAATCTGCCATTGTTTTGTGTCTAATCCTTTCATTATACCTAAGTATTTATTACGCAAAAGGCTAAATTGATTCACTAGATGAGTTAGGTCTATCACACTTTGCTCACCATCTACAAATTTGTCTGCATCTCTGCTACTCAGTGTTCTATTATAGTTTTCTAAATATTTTCTGAATACTTTAGAACGTTCTCTGCGAAGTTCTATATTTAAATGTTCGAGTATTGCTTCAATCTCTTGTAGTTGATTGAAGCGAAACTCTGTCAGACCGGGTAGGGAGGCGGAGGCTTTCTCCAGACTCCCCTTGATCTTAACTTCCCATCTGGCTTCTTCCAATTCTTTTTCGTAATATTCGATAGCCGGAACTATATTACCTAAGTCTTGAACAATTTTATTATAATGGGTAGCCATTTACTAATCCCAATCCTCTTCGTCATCATCTTCTAAACCGAAGTCAAAATGACTAATTAGTGCCGCCTTCATCACTGAATCAAACTGATTAAGTGCATCTTCTACTTCTGATATATCTAATTGATCATCAAACACTCTTACAATCTCTTCAGCAACATGAAGTCGTTCTTTTACTGCTACATATGGTTTAATACTATCCCATACATTATAAAGTAATTCAGTTTCAGGATTCATCTGTATATTCCTCCATCTCTGGTTCTAATACTTCTGGTTCAATATCTTCTGGCACATCTTCTTGTGCTATAGGATTTTGTCCCCATTCATCTAAAATTACTTGAAGTTTATCATCAGTCCAGCCTTTTCTGAACTCTTTGATTTCCTCACCAGTAACTGGTGATACATAAGAAAGTTTGTTGCCGACTTTAACCACAATGCCTTTTGCTTCTAACATTTCTAACATACCACTATAAGGGTCCATTCCTGTTTCATATGGAATCTTGATTTGTACACCTTCAAAAGGTTTGCTGTATCTAGACTTCATAACTTTACAGGCGGCTCTTATACCTTGTACTGTAGATACTTTGTTTCCATCTGCATCTTCTTTTAATTTTAGTTTCTTTATTGCTACAACAATACTACTTGCATATATAAAACCTTGTCCGCCTGATATTTTATCATCAGGGTCAAACATATCTTGCGATGCATAAGTATGGTTTGTTGCTACAATTCCAATTGGATATGGTGCAATCTGGTTCACTGTGTTTCTAACTAAAGACGCCAATGCCTTTGGTTTTCTACCCATATCACCTTTCATGTCACCTTTTTCAAATTGTGCTACGTCAGTTGGTGTTAATAACATTCCTAAACTATCTATAACAAATAGTAATTTAGGCATATCTTCATATTCTAAATCACCATAATTTGTTTTATAGTCTTTCATAAATTCTGATATTGCTTTTGCAACATCGTCAATCATTGAAACACTAACTTTTAATAGTTTGTCTGGACTTGTATCAACATCTAATGCCTGTAACCATTGTTCGTCCAATGCATTTTCAGAGTCAAATAATACTACTTGACATCCTTTATCTTGTGCATTTTTTACAATGTTACCAGAACATATAAATGATTTACCAGATCCTGATTCACCTGCAAACACACTAACTTTACCTAGTGGGATACCTCCATTGAAGTCCCCACTTATTAGGTAGTCTAATGTTTTGTTACCAGTGCTGATCCAATCCTTTGGGTCATGGAAACCAGCACTAATACCTGAAATGCTTTTAGTTAAACCGGTTCTGAACTTTGTTAAGTCAAATGGTTTTTGCATAATTTCTCCTTACGACTGTCTGTTTCTGATCATGTTAAGAATATCATCTGCTGATTTCTTACCAGTATCTTCTGCTGGAGCAGTTGCTACTGTTTCAGCCGCTGGTGCTGGTTCAGTTGTTTCTACTGCTGGTGCAGTTGTTTCCGCTACAGGAGCCACACTCTCTGTTGCAGGTGTCTGTACTGCTGAAGCAGGTTGAGCCGGTGCAACTGTTGATTGTGTTTGTGTACCTGTATCAAGTCCATAGGGTTTGAAAAAGTTACCCCATTTTGCTGGGTCATATAATTCCCCATCTACACTTGCTTGGAACATTTCTGCTATTGCTTGTACGCCTTCTGCTGTTGGTTTAGCAGGAAGGAAGTCGTTTAAGTTATACAAACCATGTGTATCAATTGCCGCAAGTTGTTCTTCAGTAAGAGCACTTTCTTTTCTTGCCCACTTACTTGTAGAATAGTCTGCGTATTGACCTTTGGTTGTTTTGGATAATCTAAAATCAGTACCTGCAACATAGTCTGTTGGGAGGTTTTCCATTTCTGGGTCCATAAGTGCTGATTTGATTATGTTAAATATTTGAGGGCCAATTACAAATCTTCTAATTGGATTCTCTGGTGCAGTTTCATCTAAAGGATTTTCATTTACAAACCCTTGGAAGATATAACTTCTTTTTTTCCAATACTTTCTACCCATGTCTTCTAGACTTGGATCTTTAAACCAAGGACGTACCTCAGTTAATACTGGACATGTTTCACCAAACATTTCCATACAAGGTACTTGTACAGTTGTTGGTTTTTGATCGCCACCTACAACTCCAGGGAATGTAAGTCTGATCATTTGTCGTTCTACCCAAAAGAACGTGTTATTTGGATCTGAGTCAGGTAAGAACCTTAATAAAGTACTTGTACCTTCGTCTATGTTCCAAAATGGGTATATTGCGTTATCGCTTTGAGCTGGGGAACTACCTTTGGAATTGCTTTCCATTGATTGTAGTTTAGCTCTTATTTCTGCTAATGAGGCCATGATATTTCTCCTATATTTGCCATGTTCGTAATACCTTCTGTGTTTAGGGTATTACTATTTTTTTATTATAATGCCAAGATGTAAAAAAGTCAACACCTTTTTACAACTATTGGTAAACTATTTTACCAACAAATTTATTTATCTATAAAGTAGTATTTTACTCTACAAAACGGTCCATAAATGCTTCATATGATTCTTCAACACTCATAGGAGCACTTTGTACATCGTGCTGACCTGCACTTAATAAACAACTTTTAATCGCACCATATTCAAATTGGTTAAGTTGTCCACCATCACTTAGTTTAGTTCCTATACTTTGTAAGTAATTAGAAAGTGCTGAATCTTTAGCACTATATCCTAACTGGCTTACCTGATATCCTAATTTTGCATTTGGTGTAGCAAAATCTACTAAGTCTGATTCTTTTAAATTGTTCTGTAAATCTTCAAATGATTCTTTTTGTATTGCATCTGTTATGTATGTTTCAAAAGCATGTTTTTTGCTTGCCATTACTTTTAAATTATCTAATACATTTGCAACTTTATCATCAAAATGTGTTTCTGTGAACTTGCTTTCTAAATCTAAGTCATCTTGTAGCAGTTCTACATTATTATAATTTGTAACTGTCTCTACTGCATTAGCATAAGTTTTAACACCACTTAATTTTTTAAAAT